ACGCTGGTGGAGCGGCGCACAACGGATGGGCTACATCTGACCGTCAGCTACCGGCTGTACTGCTCGGACAACAAAAGCACCTTGGGGCGGTTCGTTCCGCTGGACAGCCTGCCCCAGTATGCAGAGCTGCCGGAGGTGTTCACCTTTTCCGCGCCGATCGATGGCATCGGCATGGTATTTCTGCGGATGCCTATTACCAACTGTGTAGACGGAAGTGCGGACGGCGTTTCTATCTACGAGCCTGCCATGGGGCTGATCCACCGCATCAACCAGAACGAATTGCAGTTGAGCCGGGAATTTGAGCTTGGCCGGATGCGCGTTGTGGCAAGTGCCGATCTGCTGCACACCAGCGGCGGCCAAAAGGCGCTGACAGATGACGTGTTTGTCGGCCTTGACGGCAATGAACAAAGTCTTGGCATCACGCCGTTTGCCCCTGTGCTGCGCAATGAAAGCTATGAATCACGGCGGCAAACCTACTTGAAAGCCATTGAAAATCTGCTGGGCATCAAGCGCGGTATCCTATCGGATGCCGAGGCGGTAAGCAAAACAGCCACCGAGATCAACTCCAGCGCCGGTGATTACAGCCTATCGATTATCGAGTTCCAGCACCTTTATTATGATGCGCTGCAAGCAGCATTGCGGCTTGGTGACCAGATTGGGCAAGCCTACCACCTGTGTGATGCCACAGGCTGGGACCCGGATGAGCTGACCGTGACCTGGGGCAATGGTGTTTTGTACGATGCTGACCAGGAATGGGCCGAACGCAAGGAAATGGTGGAAATGGGCCTGCTAAAGCCTGAACTGGCTTTGGCCTGGAAATTCGACCTGCCTTGCGGGACCGAATCCGACCTTGCAGAGATCCGCAAGAATTACATGCCGGAGCTTAGCGAACTGGAAAGTTGAGGTGAACATCCTTGACCGCTGAACAGCGTGCCGGTTTGAGCGATGCTGCCCTTGCCATGACACAGCCCTGCATTGATGAGCTGATACGGGATGTGAGCAGGCGCATCAAGAAAGCCGGGGCCATCACCGATACGGCAGAGTACCAGATCTACCGCGCCCAAGCGCTGGGCGAAAGCAAATCGGCTATTGAAAAGGCAGTAGCCAAGCAGTTGGACATCAACGAGGAAATCATCAACAGCCTGTTTGAGTATGTGGCAGATAAAAGCCTGACCTTGGATGAGAACGGCAGCCTGCGGCAGATGACCGAGGGCTACGAGCGTATGAGTAAGGCTAAAACAGCTGAAATGCTGCGCGATCTGTGGGCAGACACGCCGGAGGGCAAGGTGCTGCCGTTGCAGACGGCATACAAAAAGGCCATGGATTTTGCTTTCCGCCAGGTTGCCACGGGCAGCTTGGATCTTGATACGGCTATCCGCCGTGCTGTGACCCCGCTGGCCAAGCGCGGCTTGCGGACGATCGAGCAGAAGAGCGGCCGCAGCGTGGGCATTGAATATGCCTGCCGCCGATACCTTATGGACCAGCTGGGGCAGTTGGACGATGAAGTCCAGCAGGCTGACCACGATGCCCTGGGGTGTGATGGCTGGGAAATCAGCGCCCATGCAGCCTGTGCGCCAGACCACGAACCGATACAGGGACGGCAATACAGTGATGCTGAGTACGAGGCCCTGAACGACAGCCTGCAACGCCGCATCGGCCACCTGAACTGCGGGCACACGGCCAGCCCTATTATTTTGGGCGTGAGTGAGCCGCAGTACACCGACGCCCAGCTGCAAAAGTTTAAAGACAACAATGCCCAGGGCATTACCTACAACGGGAGGCAGTACACGCTGTATGAGGCAGGGCAAGAACAAAGCCGCCTTGAAAACGGCATACGCCTTATCAAACGGCAAATTTTGGCCGACCGGGAAACCGACAGCCCAGATTTGCAAAAGCACCAGGTCAAGCTGCGCGTAGTGCAGAGCGAGTACCGAAAATTTTGTAAGGCTGCGGGCCTGCCCACCCGGACCGAGCGGCTACAGGTTGCCGGGTTTGGCCGAAGTGAAGCCAGTAAGGCCGTGTGGAGTTACAAAAAGGCTGCGCCGGAACAGCTGCACGATGTTGAGATTGCTGGGCATACCCTGTACAGTGTAACGGATGAGCGCATCCAGGCGGTGCCGAAGCCGTTTTTCCAGGGCGTTTCCAACAAGGTCAATGGGCTGGCACAGGAATATGCCAAAGGTGTGCTGGAAAAGGTGAAAGATTTGCCTGTTGGGACAGAGGCCATGGTTAACTTTACTGTTGACGGTAAAAGCACCGGGTACTTTGTAGGCGGGCAAACAAAGATGACTGTAAAGCCGCAGGACCTAAACGTACCGTACTACTCTTTACATAACCATCCAAGCAATGGTATACTTAGCCCAGAGGATATACAGCAGCTTATCAAGCGCCCCCTGATGAAGGGTATCGGCGCTGTGGGCAATGCCGGAGCGCTGTATACATGCGAAAAGACCTTTGGCTATTCAACCCAAAGTGCTGACGAATGGTTTAGGCGCTTAAGGAAAAAATATCCTCTTTATAAGGGTGGCGGCGAGGATTCAGAAACGATCCTTGCACAACGCATTGCTTTTGCTGAAGAGCTGCGAAGGGATGGTGCTAAGCATGGACTCGTATTTTCGGGATAATCCTCCAACGCCTGAGGAAATCGCAAAATGGCGAGCAGACCTTACTCGCGGTTGGCCTTATAC